GACCACCAAGAGTGTTAGCTGTTACTTCGTCAAACTGAATGTTTGTACGCTGTTGCTCGATAGAGCCATTGTTAGGGTTAGACACTGGAATACGTGTCAGGTTAATCGTCATGTTATGGTTACCCAAATCAAGCGCTTCCTCGTTACCGAAGGCAGTAGAGCCCTCGCCTAGTGGAATGCCTGTGAGTTTACCTACATAATCGAAAGTGATATTATCGCCGCGACCATTGTCGTTACGAAAATAAGCAGAAGCATCATATATGACGTTACTTTGCGCCATAATACCAAATGCTGACTGCTGATAAGCCTCAATCCAAGTTTTCTTTTCCCATTTTGCAACGGTAGAGTTATTGGCTGAGGTCATAACTGTAGTAGCCATGAGTTTCCTCTTTCAGTTAAATAAATAACCGCCACTAACCATTTTAAGTTTGGAAAACCTCGATATGTTAGAAGGCTATCGGGAAACCTCTGCTATTAAGGGTGCGACCCATGCATTTTTAGTAGTGCTGCTACATATAGGCGTTGCGACACCTTGCCGCATTAACAATATAGCATAGTTTTTTTGTTAATCAAATAAAAACCCCCACTGAATTAACAGCAGGGGCATTATTCATTTAGACTGTGGAAGTATTACATATCTTTTTTAGCTTTACTACGCCAGTCTTTCATTTCGTAAGAATAGTTGCTCATTGTATCCTTATTAGCGATAGGGTGAGAGTTGTCCTCCCCCATATAGTTAGTCTTACCATGGGGATTACCCATTTTCTTGCTACCTCTGTAGCCTTTATTATCGTAAGGCATATCAATATTCTCCTTTTAACATTTGTCCTAGCGTGACTTCCTTGGTTTGCTCAAGATCAAGGTCATCATACTCTTTCTTAGTTGCTGTTGCTCCCTTGCCGGCACCCCCTGACATTGCATTGGGCTTGCTCATTTCCCGCATTGCCTGAAGATTAGTTTTAGGCTTACCATCCTTACGGACATAGCCCTTACGTTCTGCGTAGTCTTCGAATAGGCCTACAATATCCTTAGCTTCCTGATATACGGCCTCTACCGGGTCTTTCCCCTGTGACGCTGCACGATCAGCCAGCAGCACCTTCTCACGGTCTAGATAAGCATTTGCTTCGTTCTCGCTTACCCCCTGCTTCATCATGCGGAGCTTAGATAATTCAAGAGCCTCGGATACTACATCGTCATAATCGGTAAAAGCTTCCTTAAACGGAGTCTCAAGAGCTTCTAATTCTTTTCCCGCCTGCTTGATGCTCTGCTCATACTGCCGTATTTGCCTCTCTTGACGTGCTATAGCAAGCTCTTCTTTTATTTCAGATATTTCATCATTGTTTATTTCCTCAACAACAGCCGCGCTTGCCTGTGTTTGCAGATCATCTTGGCGTTTAGCCTGGTCTTCCTGACGCTTCTTTTGGCGCTCCCTATAGGCTTCTTGTTTCTTGGCTATTTCGTCTTCTGTAGTTTCTTCTTCACTCTCTGTTTCATCAGATTCTGGCTCATCTTCGGGCTTATCTTCCTCAGTAGTTTCTTCTGTGTTAGCTTCGGCTTCCTGCTCAACTTCTGCCTCCTCGTTATCAAATTCTTCTATTTCTTTCTCTAGTGCTTTAGTCATAGTGCTCTCCTATATATTGACGTTTACTTTGGTGTATTCTTTGGCCTGTATTAAATCATTCTCAAGGGCTTTATTCTCGTTGTCCTCTAGAACACCTTCAATTTCTGCCGCAGTCTTACGCGCTTCTACCGCTATCTTTTCGGCCTCTTCCTGCGTTTTACTGACATTGGCGGCAAGGTTTGCAGCCTGCAATTGCGACTGCTCTCCTTCTAACTGTTGTATCTGTTGTTGTAACGGCGCGATAATCTCTTCTAATTGTTGCTGTCCTATTTGCTGTTCGCCTAACAATACCTCGATAATAGTCTGCTTATCACGGTTGGGCATAGGCATGTACTTCACAGCTGCGGCATACATTTGTAAATAGCGAGGGTCACCGATGGCCTGCATAGCTTGTGCCATATTGAGTAGTGTCTGTGTATAGTATTCCTTCTGCACCGGAGTCTCTGGCGCCTCTTGTACTGCCATGTCGTACTCTTCAGCAAAGAAGTCTGGTGAAATCCGCTCGTATATCTGATTGCCCTCGCCATCATCCATAGGGAATATACGCCCGTTGCTACTCTCTGCCAGCAATCGCATAAACGATAACATCATACGCCCCTGCTCTTTGCCATATAGAGTAATGCTATCAAAGTATATCGCTAGTGACGTTGTTGCCTGCTTAATGCGTTGCCTTTGAAGCATAGCAGTCTCATTACCCCCACCAATGGCACCAAAGAAACTTTCGTCTATTCCTGTAACCTGGCTTAATGCATTGCCGGATATTTCTAGTATGCCCTCATATCCCGTATTCATAGCAGGGATTGCTTTGGGCTGTATCTTGCCGCCACTCAAGGCCCCAGTGTTTACCCTTACTGCGGCATTGGTTAATGCCCACCTAGCTTCAAACTCTTGTACGTTATCTACAGCATCCTCTTCATACAGAACACCGCCGCGTGAGTTATTCGCTATGATAAGCATAAGTTCCGTTAAGGCTTTATTGTAATACCTTTGGGGATCTCTCATTGAGGCAACAAGACCAGTCCATATGTTGTTTACCTCATCACGGTCACCTGTCTTGAACTTAAGAGAGAAGCCTTGCTGTGATACCGACTTATAAGAAGAGAATACCTTCTTACCACTCATTACCGCAGTATAATAAACCTTACGCTTTTCTACCACTGGCTTAAACGGAATATCAAACAGCTCGAATATCTCTTTTACTTCCTTGCGCGTATCCTTGGTAATAACCAAAATCTCTGCAGATGGATCAAAACGGAACATCTCTTCGTCTTCATCAATCTCTACACCTGATAAGGCTTGCGCTAACGCAATACCGAGCGGGGGGTTTTCTATTGTGAGTAATGGATTCTCTATGCGGTAGAAGTTCTCTATTTCAAACCACTGATAGAAATAAACCCGCAACATTCTTCTGCCGGGGTCTGACCATTCAAAGCCTATCTTGTCCTGTATGCCGCCATAAGGATTATATTCATAGTTCTCTACACCATCGTCACTTTCAGCAGGCTCGAAGTCATTCTCCTCTGCATCAAATAACTCAAGGGCCTCATCAACGTCATAATCCTTTGCGCGGTATGCCCATCTACTGTCCAGTAAATTAGGATGTATGGCATCTGGGTCCCATCCTACTTGTAGAGGATCTACTCTCTCGATAAGTATTTCACCATTAGGGTCACGTGTAGGCTCGCCCTGCTTAACAGTAACGGCAGTATCAGTAACGCCAATACCCCCCACGATTAAATCCATATCCTGACGTGTTTCCATCTGGTCTGCATTAGCATTATCACGCACGTAGTCGCTAAAGCCATTTGTATAATCTGTTAATGCTTGTTGCTCGCCTTGCTCTTCTATGCGTGCCTGATAATCTGGTTTCCTGCGTTGCTGTGCCATGAATCCCACTACGGAATTAACATACGGCTTAACGCGGTTGAATTGTACTTGTTTGATTCTTCTTGATGATCCTTGCCCAAAGGCAAACTCATCGCGGTAGTTCATATAGTCGCCTGCGTAGAACGCGCTACACTCTTGATGGTGAAGCCATTGGTTCTTTAAGCCAAACTTGGTTATCTTGTAATGCTTCTCAAACTCTTGGATTATTTCTTTTTTAGACTTCATATATCAAATACACTTACTTCGTTACGTCCCCAGTCTAGGCCGTCCGTTACATCTACTGTGCCTACCTTGGGGAATATTGGTGCCATATCATAAATAAATGAAAGGTCTTCCAAGAAATCATCATGTGGCGCAAAAGGAAACAGTAAAAATTCTTCCTCAACTATATCACTCATGAAATTCCTAGGCAAGCCTTTGTAGTCTTTATAATAGATATCATTGGGTAGCCACCATCTGCCGCGCTCCATATCGGGAATAAGCCTGCGTATCTTATGTATCTTGGATAGCCTCTTTTCTCCCTTTGGGGGCAACGGCTTGATAGGGAATCTGTAACTATCCTCTTTCTGCTTAACCTTAATGTAATGCATATCTGATTGCATGCCAATATCTTCATAGCCTACACGAGGAGGAACACGCGTTAATCCATTCCACTTCTTATGTAGTTCAAATAACTTGTCAACCCTCTCTGTTGGGTTAAGCCTCTCCTTTAGTCCGTCTATTAGATAGAAGTTCTGGTCCGGGGCGCAAGCCACGACAGCCATAGCTGTGAAGTCTAGGTCGTTAAGGATGGCGTTCTCTTTGCCAGAAGACGGATCAACAAGTATGTATATGTTACTGCCTGTTGGGTCAAAGCTCTTAGATGCGTAGTAGTTTAACCAGTCTCGCTTTATCTCACCACCACCTAAAGGCACAGGCTCTTGTAGCATCTGACCAGCATAGTTATAACTGCCTAGCTCTGCTTTCTTCCTGTCCAACACCTCTCTGGTAAACCTATCAGGAAACAGAAGCTCGCCATCTTCTAAGGACCACTCCTTATCATTGATTGAATACGAGTAGCTTGTGTTGATAGCCTCCGCTGGAAGCTTGAGGTGATAGAACCCATCGTCTTTAAGAAGCTCTCCAGTGGGGTCATCTTCATTCAACCTCTGCTGTACAAGGATAAACCTGCCGGTACGTGGGTCATTGAAGCGTGAGAACAGCGTGCCCCTGATGGTATCGATAGCATTCTTTCTTTGCACCGGGCTAGCTGCTTCATCTGGGGAAAGCGGGTCATCACACACCTGAATGTCGGCCCCTTCGCCAGTAACAGATGACATGGCTGCGCTGTAGTAGTGACCGTATGATGTTGTTTCGAAGTAATGCTTTTCGTTCTGGTCTCTTGATAGCTCCACATGTGGGCATAACCTCTGATACCACGGGCTATTCATTATTTGCTTTGTCTTACGTGTCATGCTCTTAGCACGCTCAAACTTAAATGACGTAAGCATAAACTTAATAGACGGGTCTTGATTAAAACCCCAAGCAGGGAAGGCAACGCTACAAAGGATAGTCTTCAACAACCTTGGTGGCATATTGATTATTATATTCTGTATCTCTTTATCCCATACTGCTTGCAGGTGCTCTGCAATACAGTCTACGTGCCAGTTATGCTGATAGTCCGTTGACGGCTCTAGTACCGTAAAGGCTTTAGGAGCAAAGATGCTGAACTTCTGCCTGCACATAGCGTTGAACTGTTCTTGGGTCACAGGGTCAGACATATATTATCTTTCTCTAATGTGTCTCCACCCCGTGAGGGATCAGCATTTAATGGCAGAGTTGTGCGGGTTGTGATTTAAGCCCACTCAAGACGCTGGTCGCCTCTACCCTTTTCAGCGGGCCCAACACAATTAAACAGGCCTTGCGCTGTGTTAAGGATGTTACGTGCAGACTGGTCTAAGTTGGCGCATGATGTAAGAGGCCCATGGCTAAAGTTAATGCATCCATGCTCTTCGTCTATATCCCACTTAAGGCCCTTCTTTGCCAGAGCTTCCAAGTTCTCACGTATTGCCTTTGGTACGATAGGTAAAGACTTCTCACCCTTGCTATCCTCTAACTGTGGCGCACGTTTAATCTCTCTAGGCTTGTGAGTTGTCTCACCAAGGCGCAGCATCTTAATAAGGTCAACCTTCTTATCAGTTGTCTTAAACTTAATACCCTTCTCTTTCAGGGATGATCTGAGTACGTGTATTGGTAGCTTTTCGAGTGTTACCTCTTCTTTAGTTTCGGTCATTAGTCTCTCCTTATGTTTTAATGCCCATTTCTTCTAGTATCTCTTTGTCCTTTGCGTGCAGGTCCTTACCCATCTCATCAACATATCTGTTGTTCTGGTCTATAGACTGCTTGGTGTTAAACTCATCTGACTTCTTATGCTTTAGGTATTCCATAGCCAGCTTAGAGTCTGTCTCTAGCTCGCTTACTACTGTTGTTCTGGCCTTTAATACAGGCGTTTCCTTGAGTTGTTCTTTTCTGTCAATAAATTCAGGGTACTTAGTCTGATAGTTCTGCAAGGTCTGCCTAGATATTCCGGCATAAAGACAAGCCTCTACGTCTGTGCAACCTAAAGCAAATGCCTCTTCCAGTTTCTTTACCGTAAGATCGTCCATCTTGGTTGGTCTACCGCCTGCCATTATATGCTCTCTCTTTCATATCCCCATGCGCCATACTTTACACCTATACCATGCTCATGTAAATGGTTTGCCCACATTGGAATAGGGGGTACTGTGTATTTATGCTTACCATGTATGAATACGTTGGGTTCGGTCTGCGTCTTCTCGTAATCTACTTGTACCATCTCTCTCAATGAGGCAATGGCTGCTTCTTCAAAGTTCATGCTTTTTCCTTTTTCACCCAACCAGCAGGCCAGCTATTCGTTATTCTAACAGATGGGTTGCGTGACACCAGACCATCGGCTTGTTCTTGTGTTAAGCGACCCGACCCAACAAGGTAATGTGTTTCTGCTTCGTTAATAGGAGGGTTGTCCTGTATTTTCTCGCTAGTTTCCTTTAGATACTTCTCAGAGAATGTTTCTAGCTCATCTACAGGTATTCTAATAAATAATGTCATTATGCATACGTCCTTGAGTGTCTAGTATTAAGCGCGTCAAACAACAATCCGGCATTAGTATTATCTAAATACTCGTTACCCATTGCGAAAGTATAAACTCTGCTAAGGTTATTCATAGAAGCCGCGCCGTTACCAATATCGCATATCTGTAAATCCCTAGATGGGTCTGTGGTGGTAGTATTAAATGTGTGGGCTAGAACATCTGCTGTACGGCTATTAACCCATATACGGGTTTGGTTAGTACTGTGGCTGTGCGACACAATGAAAATACTGTTTGTTGACGCTACGTAAGATGTGGCGGATGTAACTAGTACGTCTGATGTGCCTCTCTGAATGAGCCTTATCTTTGTAGCTGTGGTTTCTGAATGTATTCCGGCAGTGGTGCTAGTATGGTTACCCCAAAAAGCCTGGCCAGATGCTGCAGGTATTTGACAGGCCATAAGCGCCCAAAAATCTTGCCCGCCAGTCGTTTTGTGAAGGTTTTTCAAGAATGTGGTGTTTGCCGTTTGTTTTCTGAAAGAGTCACCACCGTCTAGTAGCCAATAAGCCGCAGCACTCCCCGCGCTTCCGGTAAAGGTAGGGTCGTCAGAAGAAGGCGAACTAGTATTACCCAAGAATACATCATAATCTGTTTGGGCTGAGCTGTCAGCAGGGGCTGTTGCAAGATTAGCCCATGTTTGACCAGAGCCGCCATAGCTTGCCGATTGCGTAGCATCTAGGTCAAAAACAGTGGATGCCACCACATCTGATAGTGACCCATCACCAGATGGACCAGATATATTACTCACCAACGCCTTTGATATTGAATTAGGTAATGATTTAGATATTGAATTACTAATCGTCATGTTTGTCTTTCGGTGCGCTTGTTATGTTATACGCTGTTAGTCTTACTTTCTGCTCGTCCTGTTTATCCCGTTCCTTCTTGTCAAACGGTATCACGTTATTATTCTGCTCTTTAAGGTGTAAAGTTTCTCTGCTCATACGCCATTGTATGAAATTCTTTCTATTTTAGCAATACTTTCTATTTTAGTAATATATGTTTTAGGATGTTGACAATATCAAAAACATTGTATAAGTTATCCACAGGTCAATTCTGACCGCCTTAAGCCAATTCTGGCTGTTCAACTAAGGAGTACCCCATGACCAGGATCATTCTCTTCGTTTTATTATTAATTGGAACCGCTTATTATTTCAGCGAGATTATGCATATAGAAGCGCTGCTGTGCTTAATTATTTTGCAGATAGGCATTATAGATTTGCGCCTCGCTGAGAGATACAACACTTGACCCCTGACCAATTTAAATCAATACGCCATGCCTTGGGTCTATCCGCTCAGGGCATGGCTGATTCTTTAGGTATAT